GACAGCACTTCAAGTTTTATCAGTCCCATTAACGCGCGCTCGTGCTCAAGTTCTTATCTCTGCGGTTGTGCACTCCTTACGGAGAGGCAGAATAGATAGTGATCTATAAAAAAAATAAAAGGGTAGGGAACTGAGTACATTGTTACAAGGACAACAAACACGAAGCCTTGATATTTCCAGTACTGCTTAGATATACCCTTTTATTTATCTTGTTAATATATTGCAAAGCCTCCAGAGGCTTCACAAAATGTTGCAAATTCTAATGCATTAGCTACACTAAAAGGATAACCATTTCTCCAGTCATCCTTAGGTAGATCTGCTTGTTGTTGGTTGTATACTGAGCAATATTTATCAAGATCTCCTGATTTATTAGCATCTCGTATACGTTTAGCTATTCTTTTAGCTTTAGCTTTGGATATAAAGTGACCATCATTAAATGTACCTGAAGACATATCTTTTTCTTTAAGAATATCATTACAGAGTTCACAAGTATACATCCATAGTGGTCTCCACCACCATATATTGTTTCTGAAATAAGTACCAGGCGATAATTGATCTATCGCTTGTTCATGAGCCCATATCTTATCATGTTTTTCAGAAGTATCTAAATCTTTATCATTAGTAATCTTATCTATTTTCTTTTGAATACTATTGATTTCTTTAATATTTACTCGAGGCACTATAGGTGCCTTTCCATATAAATCGAATCCCATATAATTTGTTTTAATTTGGTTAATAATTAAGTGTGGAGATGGGGGGAGTCGAACCCCCGTCCAGCATTGGTTGTTAAAGTACAGATATACAAGCTTTTAAGTAATTAGTTTTAATTTAATACCCATCGCGTGGGTGCCCTTATGCATTACTCACGCACTTCAGGCTGCGGGATGTCCCCTAGAAGGCACCACTTCATTAGGTTCCGTAGGCTATTAACCCGTAGAGAGTTGTATTAAGTGACAACTATAACATCATATATAACACCTTTGAAATAACTACCTAGGCAGCTACAGCAAGTTCTACACTTTGTAGTGGTAGAGCACTAGAGTGAGACTCAGCTCCTATCGGAGTGAGCTTCACCACAGAATAACTATTTTCGCCAGTTAAAAAGCATCGTGCTTGCCGTACAATCGTCTACAATGTGTCAAAATCCAGGTCATCCCCTTTGTTCTTCTGATCGCTATGTAAATAAACCATACCATCATCAAATCCATTTATAAAATCTTGGATTGTACCGTACATATGTTCTGCAGTCTTCTGACCACAGCCATCCAGTTCCTTAAAGCTTGGAACTGTCATAAAGATTAAATGATTGTAGTTTAGTATCTCATACTCATCTAGTATTGATTTACCTCTACTGTTTAATCTATTATAGATCTCTAATCTATATTTTTCCTTCATTTTGGCAAGATGCTCTTCATCATTCTTGAGCTTTTCTTTCTCGCACGGTTCTTCATAACCAGGTCCTTTTTCACCTTTTACAAAGCATTTCCAAAGATTTTTAAATAGTTTGATCATAATTTAGTTTTTAATTTGTTAATAATTGAGTCCATTACAGCTAAGAAATCTCTATTACTGAGCATTTCTAGCTTAATATCATGTACAATAGGATCTAAATTCTCCTCTTCTTTTGATGCTTTCCCATCTGCTATTTCTTTTAGCATTTTCATCATTTGTTCAGGTGAATCAGAGTCCATTATATCATTGATTTGTTGTTTAGCACATACTTCCTGATCGTTTTCACGCTCTATATATATGTGTAGTTTACAGTATACTTTAGCATCAGGATAGTTTAACGCATCTGTTGCAGCATCTGTCATTTGTTTAACATAGCCTCTTAAGGCTATCTTATCATCCAGTTTATTAAGTTCATCTAATAACTGGTCATGTTTCTTATCTAAATCTGTGGCCATAAGTTATTGTTTTATAAGATTATTATTAAAATATAAGATATATAGTGATAAAATCCTAAAACTCATCGCCTTTTGAATCATCAATTATCTTTCTTAGACTCTCCTCACTGATAAAGTCTTGTGGTTTGATGGGCTGTCCATCTTTTGCTTTTAAATTAATGGCCATGTCAAGCACATCATTTCTCATTCTCTCCAGTCCTTCTTTATGTTTGGACTCTGCGACTCCCATTCCGCATACAAACATAAGACATATTAGTTCTGGTAAAGTGTTGATCTCTACATTATCGAGAACATGTTCAACTATTTTGGTTAGTATCATGTTATCCATCTGTGGGCTGATCGAAGCCATAGTTTTACTGAACTTGTCTATTAATTCTTCATTAACACCAAAACAATCTTGTAGCGTATTCTTTTCGTGATTAAGTATTAATTTCTTAAGCTCTTCGTTTAAGTTATTCATGTTATTACATTGATTACAAAGTGTTAATAAAAAAAAGAGAAATCAAGCTAATAACTAAATCCCTGGTTAACAAGGAAATAGTTATTAAAATGATTTAAAATATAAAACAAAAACTACGGGTACAATATCGTAATTTGACAAGTATCTGTTCAATCTAAATTATAGTTCATCTGTTATCAGAATCATATACAGTGCAGAATAGTCCTTTGGCCCTTTGGGTATCGATAAGACCTTGAGTTTTCGTTTCCAACATTTAGTTTCATTTGCGTAATGGGGTTAGCAAATTACTTACATTCTACGCCACGTGAAGGCAGTTGTTTGTCTGTAGAACTTGCATAAGCTGAGATTATACTTATGACACACATCTTTAGTTGTTTAGTTCCCGTTAAGGTTTACAACATATCCACTATCGTCTCCGATAGTAATGTGCAGTGACGGTTAGTTAGACTAACCACTTCTAATGTTACCACTTACTCACGATCTACTCAAACGTAATATAAAGCCGCTAAACTCTATACCAGTCTTTCAATCGCAAACAGAATCATCTTGAGGAATCATCCACTCTCCTTCTAGAGGAGATTTAGTCACCTTTCAGTGATAACAGGCCAACACTTGTTCTTTTGATTAATATTATGGAATTAACCATTTTTTTGCATCTACTGTCCAGGATGTGGTTGGTCCACAATTGCTTTATCACCTTTTGAGTGACAAAATACAATACATCCCAGGTATAACTTTCCATCGTTATGATATTTCGTGACAATCCTATTCCCTAGGACCACCAGTTATACTGATTTATACATCTAATTAGATTGGAGTCTAACTCGATATTAAATCTACAGTTTATCTTATTGTTGTTACCAACTCACATCCCATCAAGAAGGATGCACACATACACTCAGACGATAGTCCTCTGTTGCCGTGTGATATACTGCTTGTTTGGATTGACTCTCCGAAGAGAGCAACAATTACTGTTCATGCGTTGCAGTAATCATCTTTAGGCATATTGCTATGCTTATCAGGCCAAACCCTATTTTAAAGTTTGTAATGAAGAATAAAAAGAAAAATAATAATTATTAATCCATTACATATGAGAAAAGGAAGAAAGACAGGACTGGATCACTGTCTTTCAACCTATAAATTACCTAGTTTCCATCTTAAAATGGTGCGTTAGGTGCCGCTTCAGTTGTAGCTGCTTCTGATGTTTCAGTCTCAGTCTCAAAGTCACTAGGCTCTTCAAATGCTGCTTCACCTGCAATAACACCATCAGATGTCATTAGTTGGTGTCCCTGTGATTTGAATACAGAAGTGATAGTCTCTCCCTTAAGAACAACAGAAGTATAAGACATAACTTCACGACCGTCAACTGTATAAGGAACAACAGATTTAGTAACGATGTCGCCAGGTATATTCTTACCAACGAATTGTTTGATTAAAGAAGGATTACCAGCTTTCCATACTGGATTGTCTTCAGAGTCAGTAGTTTGAGCTATAACTCTAGTTCTTTCAGCCCCAAATGGGTTAGAAGGATCTCTAAATACTGCGATGTAATATTTTCTACCGTCAGATGTTAGATTTAGTTTACCGTTAACGCCATCTTTGTCGTCAACTAATTGTGCATCAGCTTTTGCTGATAATCTTACAGTAACTAGTTGTAAGGCTGCGTCAGGATTGATTGTGTTCATGTCCATAATTAATAATTTAAATTGGTTTTGTTATACATTAAGTTATACTCTAAAAAGAGAGACAGTTTGAGTTCAAGTGCGACTACATCTAAAACAAGTATTAGAAAAGATGCCATCCACTTATGTCTAGGAACAGTTTGGCTTTTATTAAATGGTGTGCTCCATTCCTTTTGATATGGTTATACTTTTACATATTCATACTTATTTGTCTTACAACATAGACCACGAAGACGGTAATCAATACCATTGAAGGAATATGTTGGACCAAGATACTGTCTAGATGAAATCATCTACAGGTGTATCTGTTATCATACCATATAGATGTAAACAACAGTAATAATATCGTTGTTATAATCGATGTAAGTATCAGTCCATCGGATCTTAACGAGTCTACAAAAGACAAGTCAGTAAGTATCCAACAGAATAATGTATACATTATGTGTATGAATAAGTATGTAAGTGACAAAGATGCCACTAGTTGAAAAATTTTCTTTACGATGTGATTAGTATAAGTTATCATAACTCATTCTTATCTTTAAATCGTAAACCGCACTCAATACTTACAAAAGGGAGAAGTATGATGAGTCGTCTCGTGTTGGAGAAGAAATCTAACCCACATCCTAGTCCAATAAATGGCACAAGATCCAGATTGAAGATATATCTCCCATTTAATTTGACTAAATTCATTGGTCTAATTATTTGGTTAAACAATAGGTTAAAACAAAACACTGGTCTCTTCGTATCCTATGTTTCAAGGAGATTGTTTTAATACTCAGTTAGACCATGTGTTTGGTAGGTTATCACATCAGATATTATTTTCGTTGTCATCTAAGTCAATAGTGAGTAGGAATATAATTCTATCCGTTTAGTGATAGGTGGTACATCTATTAGAACTTCTCGTCTACTGGTTGAGTTTGTGCATCAACAGTTTCAAGAATGTTACAGATAGATTTTGTTTCTTCTGTCATTGCTCGTCTGTCATCATATGACATTTCATCGTGTTTAATAGTATCTTCTAGAGCACTTACTAAAGTCCTAGCTAGTCTACTAAGTTTATAACACTTACTATCCAATGACTTGATAGATTTATCTCTCTTTTTAAGTGCAGAGATCGCACTATTAATATCTAATTCCATTATCAAAAGGTTTTAGGTTTTTCCATTAGAGCTATATTATAGTAATGGAGTCTATAATGTCGTTGTCCCATTGAGGGTAGATATGAGGGTTGAGAACATTAGGTAACGCTCTCGAACACTCAAACGACATAAAAGAGTGACAAACTCTCTTAGGCCAAGATTTAGTGAGGTTGTTTGATACGTGAGCCAGGTAAAACAGTAGCAATATCTGTAGTTATTGGGCCAAAGTAGTTGTTGAAGCCTGGGTGGAGCAGAACAACAAGGCGTTAGCCTTGCTGTCCATTGTCCTAGAACGGTGATGAGGACTCTACATCAGATGCAGACTCTTCGAAGTCTCCTTCGTCATCGTCTGGTGCATAGTCCCAAGTGTCAGGACTGAACGCTAGCACATCGCCTGACTTGAGCTGGTCAAGAGGCATAGGCACCTGGTCTGCGAACACAGCCTTAGTACGCTGAGGTCTACAGTCTATTACGCCCTTAGGTAGGTTAGAGGCCATGCCTTCACGGAACCTGAAGAGCGCGTATTGTGTGCCGTTCGCTGCGGTCTGCACTGTTACCGCGTCAGTTGCTTGAGCTGAAGCCTGACCTGCTTCCTTAACCATAGGAGCTACGATGGTAGCTAGTATAGTGCTCTGAGTGTTCTCTGTTGCCATATCAATTGGTTTTAGAGTACGCTACCCAGAGTTGGAGATTCATATCTCTCTTTCAGGTACGGGGGTAGTTTCCGTCCAGAATTTAGCGGGGGAGTTTGCTTAGTAGTGGGTTAAACGCTCGATTACTGACACATTTTTTTAAATTAGATGATCTATATTTTTTTTATAATATATTTTTTTATATCTTTGCCCCATCACTTAATATAGGAACTACTATATATAAGGACACATCGCCAAGAGAATAAAGGATATGAAGCGGTGCCACTACGTCTTACGTATGCACTTCTTTAAGACTGCATACACCACCCACTTTAATTAGCGGGGACGGACTGAGGTAGAAACTCAGTCTAGAATGGAGCTTTAGGCTGCTCCCCCTCTCCTGAGGTTTTCTGGGAATTCAACAACACACTTGCGGGAGGGATAAGGTGTTGTGTCTCCACTACTAGCTACTCAATAATACTTAAGTATATACTTGCATAGTAAATATAAATATTATATATTTGTAAAGTATAACTATATAAATATATAATGAAGAGAGTAAAGAAAGAAGTGCTTAAGAGTTCTGCATTTTACCCGAAGTATCTCAAATTGATAAATGTAATACTACCAGATCCGTTAACTCAACGTGAGATAGATGTGCTATCAGCGTTTATGGGGTTGAAGGGGGATTTAGTGGAATTAGATAGGTTTGGTACTCAGGCAAGAACTGTTGTGCGTAAACGTCTAGGATTCAAAACTCATTCTAATTTAGATAACTATATAAAGTACTTCAAGAACAAGGGGGTTTTAGTGCTTAATCCTAAAACTAAACAATTAGAACTGAACAAAAGAATAGAGATACCGAAGAATGAGAAAGAGATCTCTTTAGCTTTTGTTTTTAAAATAAAGGACCATGAATAATATAGAGCAAGAAACAACAATAGAAGATCATATTACAATCATGCTGAGGGATTTTATTTTTAAATATGAAGAACGCCCTGAATTAGTGGTGCTAGATATAGGATCAGCCTCTGCTCTTAAAGAAGAGTTAGGCTTATCTGCATTAGATGAACTTAAAAGGTACTCAGGAATGGATGTAGCCTTTGTAATGGATAGCGATGGACAGACAATCAAGTTTTATTAAAGACTTAAGTAATGAACACAAACTTCCTGAGATTGTAGTTAGGACAATAGTTAGATCACAGTTTGGGTTTGTTAAAGAGGCAATAGAGAAAGATGATCCTGAGGGGGTTTTATTGCATTCCTTTGGAACATTTAGAGTTAAACGAGGGAGAGTTAATGGTCTTTTAAAGGGGTATTTAAAAGGACTGAGAAAAAAAATGGGAAAAGACTTGAATTTAATAAAAAAAATTAAGTATCTTTGGTCCATAAGAAATAAAGTTTATTAAATGGCACATAAAGATGCAGCAAAGTCAGCGAAGCTTTTTTACGAAAGCATGAAAGCGGCTCAACAGAGAGATCTATCAGAATTGATCGAAGATCAACAAGAACTTTCTGAAAAGGAAAACCAACCAACAGTAGATCTTAGTTCAAAAATATTAGAACAAGCTAAGAAGCTACATGAAACTGAAATTATTATTAATCAAATCAATAAATTGAAATGACAACAGAAGCAACGGTTGGACCAGCACCAACAATGACAGGCGCTCCAGAAGGAGGCCAATTTGTAACGCCAGAACAAATGGCAGAACACAAAGAAGCAACAGAATTTGCAAAACATGCGCAGATGTCTGAGCTAAAAATGAGAAAAGCTAGTATTATATTACAGTCCTTATCAGTAGGAGGTGATGTAGTAGAGCCTTTATTTGACAAAAAGACTCGTAAAGAGTTACAAGACAAAGTAGCATCAATTTTAAAAACCTTATAATATGGAAGGAATTAAGAACAGAGTCGTAACTGACGAAAATATTCAAATGACCTTTTGTGCAAACTGTAAAAACTGTCCATCAGTAGATATGACCCTGGAATCTGACGAGGTAATCGTTGGAGGAGAAGAGGAAGGGTTTACATCTTTTACAAAGGAGCAGTTTAAGCTTTTTATTGCAGAAGCAAAAGCGGGTACATTTGATGATATGCTTAAAGATGTAGATAAACCAGTAACTAGGACAGGGGGATTAGCTCCTGATTGTGGTCCAAGTATATAGTTATGGGAATATTTAAGAATATAGTAGACGGTTGGTCGAATTATTATGCAGCAATCAGTGAAGAAGGGCTTTCAGATGAGATTCAAGCATTGGCAGATACTAGAGCCGAGGTATGTGGTGAGTGTCCTGAGCTCGTAGAGTCGGGCATCTGGAAAATTTTCAACCGAGTGCTTCCTGATGGCAGGACTATTAAGCAAAGACAATCAGCTATTGCAGAAACAGATAAGAATAATAAAGTACATAAAGGATATAAGTGCGGAAAGTGCGGATGTGCATTTCCACAGAACGTATATGCACCAGATAAAAAGTGTCCTTTAGGTAAATGGTAAAAATATAAATAATGAAATTAGACGAAACAGTAAAAAACATAAAATTAATAGGCGATAATATATTAGTTTTTGTAGAGCCTCCTAAAAAAGAGACTCAGAGTGGTATTATAGTATCTGAAGAGGTAGCTAGAGAACATTCAGAGCTTTATGGGGAAGTAGTTGCAGTAGGACCTAGTGTAAAAGATTTTTCAGAGGGAGATGTAGTTTTATTACCTCCACATGGAAGTACTCCAACTGTATATAAGAATATTGTATATCACGTATTTAAAGAATATAGTCTATTTGCTAAAATAGAGGAATAATGACAGATAAGAGTTCTCATATAGTTGAGATCACGATCAAATCGGATACGCCTGAGATTGTTCAGGCTTTTATCTATGGTTACTTTGGTGAAAATTGTAACGTAGATAGAACTCCAGAGGCGACTTTTAAACTTGTAGTTAAAGAAGAAGAGTTAGACTACGAGTTAGACTTGACTAGAGAGAAAGACATAGAAGACGAACGTGAATTTATTTGATTTACAAAACAGGAAAGTAGTTATCGCTCCTGCCGCTCTTTTAATTCCAGAATTTAAAGAGATATGGGAGCGTGACGAAACTGAATATAAAGAAATAGCATTAGCTGAACTTAGTTATGTGTATTTCGTATCAGACTATAAATCTATTTATAGATCTGGAATCTCAGAAGGTGAGTTGCATGCTGTTGTTGCTAAGGACTTTTTAAAGGATGAGGCTTACGAGCCTTGTCCGCAAGTCCGATCTGCAATGACTAAGTATATGATGCTACAAGAAACTCCATCTATGCGATTACTAACAGCATCTTTAAGTACAATAGACAAGTTAACTGACTATTTACAACATGTTGACTTATCAGAACGAGATGCTAGAGATAAACCCGTATATAAACCGAGTGATATAACTAATTCTTTGAAATCAATTGGAGGAATTGTGGAATCCTTACATAAAGTAAGGGCTCAAGTAGAGAAGGAACAGCAATCAGCAGCGTCTTTAAGAGGCCAGCGTACGAAAGGTAACAGAGAAGATCCAACCTAAAATGAATTTTGGAATGAAATACTATAGAGAACAGATTCAAAAAGCAATGCTGGAAAAAGGATATAAATACTTTACTAGCGATAACTATGATGTTAATATTATAGGGATTAGAAACTCCGAGACAAAAGGAGAAGTTACAAATAAGTTTGATGATATAATGACCATCTCCTATAAGGATAAAGATGGTAAATGGTGGTACCACGAGTTTGAGTGTACTACTGATCCTGGAGATGACTATATAGATGCGCCTATGTCTCCTAATAAAGGATGTGCAGTATTAAAACCTGGGCAATATAGAGGTAGTCATAAAATAAGATTACACGGTGGTAAGTATACTGCCTTAGGTCAAAAGAAAGATGTAACAGTTTATAGAGATAATAACAGGAATGATAAGTATGAGTTCGATGAATCAACCTGTGATACTGGTGTATTTGGGATTAATATACATAGAGCAACTAAATACGCAGGAAAAACATCTACTAATGTAGATAAATGGTCAGCAGGATGTCAAGTAATTGCATCTAATGATGACTGGCATACTTTTTTAGATATATGCCAAACAGCAAGAGAGATATGGGGAAATTCATTCTCTTATACCTTACTAGAGAGTAAAGATTTAACTTAAAACTAATATTTAAAAACAACAACAATGGCAATAACAAAAGGAAAATTCACTTTAACTTCAACTGATTTGACCAGTGATCAGATCAACTTTAATGTAGAACAAGAGTGTAAAACTGCACCATATAGTGATGGATGTGATTCAACAAGCGGATTAGCAAGAGTAACAATTGCTTCAGGAGGCGCGTTTACATTTGATACAGATGATAAATTTATAAGAAAATCTATTGCATCAACTACTCCAGGAACTAACTGGCACAAAAACTATTTATACGTTAAGAATGTAAATACTACAAATGTCACTTTAAAAGTAACAATTGATAGTAGTACTTATCTTCCATCATTGGAGGGATGTACTTCATGTGATATGGTAATAGCAATGCTAGAAAAAGATGATTGGTTACAATTTCCGTGGACAGCAAACGTAGATTTAAAAGTACAAGCAGTAAGTTCGGATGATTGTTTAATGGAATATATGATCATAAATTAATGGCCAGAGGAGTACAAAATTCGTATACAAAGCCATCAAGACGAAAAAGACCAGGAGTACATTCTAAAACAAAAACGTCTAATTCTAAAAACTCAAAGTATTACTTAAAAAAATACCGTGGACAAGGAAAATAGTGAACTTAAAAAATTAAGAGAAAATGAGAAGGCATTGCATCTGGCTATGTATAATGCTTTTTTACTGATAACAGGACGTAAATCTTACGAGGACTTTGAAAAAGAAGAAGGATTTTGGTTGCCTGAGGGTTTTCATGAGCTTGAATCTATCGATAATATAATGAATTACTTTATTGAATTAGAGGATTATGAAAAGTGTGCAGAATTAAGGGATTTAAAAGCACAGATAGAACGAAAGGAAGCAAAGAACAAACTCAGTCACTTATTTCAAACTACTAAATGGAAGATAGACACAGACGATCAGATATAATCATTGCACAACCGTGGGAAGACTTAGAAAAATATAAAGATAATCCTGTAAGACATACAACTCAGGACTATTTAAAATTTATAAACACTGAAATTTTTAGTGAAACTTCTAAATACTTTTTAAAACACGGGGTATATACTCACGCTCCTATGGGAACATCTGAGTATATAGAGTTCTGGGATAGAGAAGAAGAGAGATGTAAAAATGGATATACTGTAGGAGGAGTCCGAATTACTGGAGAGCACTATGCTTATCTAAATTATGGTCGTATCTTAGCGACTATTGACGATGGTAAACGTCAAAGAAAAATAGACACATTCCCTAAGTTTCTAGACATGGACTATTATTGGTACCATGAATTAGAACAAGCCGAACAGAATGGCCAAGGAATGATCGTTGTAAAAGCCAGACGTAAGGGATTCTCATATAAGAATGCCTTTGGAATGGCTTGGAAATACAACTGGTTTCCTTATTCTATTTCTATATTAGCAGCCTTTGAAAAAACTTTCTGGGCTAATACTATGGAAATGACCAAAAATATGGTCAACTTTATTAATGAAAATACAGATTGGGCAAAAGGATTTTTACATGATAGACAAGATGCATTCAAAGCAGGGTATGTAGAGAAAGATAAAATCTCAGGGATTAATATCGAGAAAGGATTTAAATCTGAAGTACTAGCCTTATCATTTAAAGACTCCCCTCAAAAATCTGTAGGACGTACTGCTGAGCGAATGCTTTTTGAGGAGGCAGGAGATTGGCCAGGATTATTACAAGCGTACCAACGTTCTTATCCTCTATTCAAAGATGGTAATATTATGATTGGTATCCCTATTATATATGGAACAGGGGGTAATAATAAAAATGGTACAAACGCTGATTTTGAGGAAATGTTTTATAATCCTTCTGCTTATGGATTACGATCATATGAAAATATATATGATGAAAATGCTGTAGGAGAAGCGGGGTGGTTTGTAGATGATGCATGGTACCGAGAGCCTTTTGTAGATAAACAAGGTAATGCTCTTAGAGAAAAAGCAGTCGAAGATATAGATCTAGAAAGAGAAGAAAAGAAAAAAGCAGATCCTAAGGCTTATAATATGATGGTAACACAGCACCCTCATAATCCTAAGGAAGCATTCTTAAGAAACGAAGGTTCTATATTTCCAACAGTGGAGTTATATAATGTACTAGCAAAGTTAAAGTCAGACGATAGATATAAAAAACTAGGAACTGCTGGAGAGTTATATGAGGAAGAAGGAGAGGTTAGATTTAAACCTGATTTAGCGAAGAAGCTATATCCTATTATAAAACATCCTCATAGTATAAAGGATCCGCAAGAAGGATGTGTTATGGTATACCAACATCCCCCAGAAGATATTCCTTTTGGGTTATATAAAATAGGATTAGACCCTGTCGCATTTGATAAGTCAGGAAGTAAATCTTTAAACGCTTGTTACGTATATAAATCATACCAAAAATTTGATTATGGTTACGATGAAATTGTAGCAGAGTACGTAGGAAGACCAGATAATATTGAAATTTATAATAGAAATTTAGAGCTATTATCTGAGTATTATGGAGGAGCACAAATAATGTTTGAGAATGACAGGGGAGAAGTCTTGTCATATTTTAAAAGAAGAGGTAAGCTTGGTTTATTAGCTGATCAACCTGATAATGTTATCTCAAAAATAATCAAAGCTTCTACAGTCTCCAGAATAAAAGGTTGTCATATGAATGACAAAATGAAAGATGCAGGAGAAAAATTTATACTGAGATGGTTATGGACGGAACGAGGAGAGAATGAAGATGGGAGTAAGGTATATAATATGGATTTAATTCCTTCGGCAGGATTATTAGAAGAATTAATACAATATCATAGACTAGGAAACTTCGATAGAGTAATGGCATTTATGCAATTGATGTTCTCTGTAGAAGAACGATATGACTCCGAAATCCACGAGCAACCAGCAAATAATCACTCTGCAGAGTATTTAGTCACTAATATAACTAAAATGTTTGGTAAAAAACGTAGGTAATTAAACTTTTTTTAATTATCTTTGTAAGTACCGTTTATATATACTACTATGTCATCATATACATTTCCACAGCAAAGGCTAAGCTATAGTGCCAAAAAGAAGAATGAGTTCCAATGGGGCAAGGATGTACTAGATACTCTTGAGTCATACGGGAAAGAGCAGGCTGCTTCAGCGGGCTTTCAAAGTACTGAAGCACGTAAGAGAATAAATTATGATCTATTTAATGGTATATTAAACGTTTCAGACTTCGAGTATGTATGTAAACCTTACGGTATAGATGGTGTAGGAGAACTTCCTGCAGAGATTAGACATTATGATATTATATCTCCTAAACTACGTGTGTTATTTGGTGAGGAAATAAAAAGACCATTTAATTACAAAGTAGTAGCTACAAATCCAGAGGCAATTACAGAACGAGAAAAAGCACAAGCGGACATGTTGCGTGATTATATGCAACAGAAAGTGCAAGCGCAGATACAACAAGCAATGCAGGAAGCTGGGATTAATCCTGAGGGAGGCCCTCAAGATTCCCAGGATCCAGAAGTGATGCAGCAGCAGCAAATGCAAATGCAGCAGATACAACAACAGATGACCCCTCCTCAGATCGAAGAGTATATGAAAAGAGATTATCAAGATCATAGAGAGATAATGGGTAATCAAATCTTAGGGTATCTGAGAAGAGAACAAAAAATAAGAGAAAAATTTGTTAAAGGGTGGAAGCATGGTCTTATAACATCGGAAGAAGTTTATTATGTAGGTATTATTAATGGAGAACCTGTAGTTAATACAGTTAATCCATTATTCTTTACACATGATAAAGATCCTGATTTGGATTATATTGAAGATGGACAATGGGCCAAATACTCTATGAGAATGACTGCAGGATCTGTAGTAGATACTTTTGGAGAATACCTTACCCAGGCACAAATTAAAGACCTATACTCCGATTCAGCCGCTTCAGGCACGTCCCACCCGCTAGGTTCAAAAGAATTTTCCTATGATTCGGACCAGCTATTCTCAGAGTCTTTCCATACAGATTGGGACCCCGCGAGTACTAGAGACTCCAGCGCACGTGGTTACATTAATGTAATTCACTGTGAATGGAGATCTCTGAAAAAAATAGGATTCTTAACATTTGTGGATGATGATTTCTCTGAGCAAGAGACTATAGTCGATGAGACATATACGTTAAATAAGCCAGGAGGAGATCTTAAAATCAAATGGGAATGGATTCCTGAAATATGGGAAGGTACTAAAATAGGTAGTGATGTATATTGTAATATACGTCCAAAACCAAATCAATCTAAAGATATAGACAATTTATATTCATGTAAGTTAGGATATGTAGGATCAACTTACAATAATTTAAATGCTTATCCAGTATCTTTAATGGATAGAATGAAACCTTACCAATATCTATACAACATTATGATGTATAGGTTAGAATTAGATTTAGCATCGGATAAAGGTAAAAAATTCCTAGCCGATATTAATCAGATACCATCTTCAATGGGTATTGACATGGAAAAGTGGTTATATTATTTTGACGCTTTAGGTATAGCATTTATTAATCCTAAAGAAGAAGGAAAGAGAGGAGAACAAAACCACTTCAACCAATGGCAATCTATTGATTTATCAATGGCGCAGACTATCCAACAGAAGATTGGATTACTAGAATATTTAGAAGCGCAATGTAGCGAGGTATCTGGGATAACAAAACAACGAGAAGGCCAGGTTGGACCAAACGAACTGGTAGGAAATACTGAACAAGCAGTTGTTCAATCTTCAGCAATCACTGAAGAATTATTTTACACACACAATTCTATTAAAGGTAGGGTCCTAGAGGCGTTGTTAGATACAGCTAAGGTTGCTTGGGGTGATGGTAAGACCAAAAAAATCCAGTATATCTTAGATGACATGACTACCCATTTACTTACGGTAGATCCAGTACAATTACCAGAATCTTCTTTTGGAATCTTTGTTTCAGATTCTTCTAAAGATAGAGAGCTTTATTTAACTATGAAACAATTAGCGCACGCAGCATTACAAAATCAAACTGCTGAGTTGTCCGATGTAATTAAAATGTTATCTACTGACTCTACTGCTGAAATCAAAACTCTTCTTGAGAAATCTGAAGAAGCTAGAAAAGCAAGAGAAGATCAAATGCAACAATCTCAACAACAAGGTCAGCAAGCGCAGATTGAAGCTCAAAAAGAAATCGAAGCTCAAAAATCTCAACTTAAGAAATACGAGATTGATGAAGATAATGATACAAAAATTAAAGTTGCTGAAATTAATGCCTTTAGAGGAAAAGAAGATCAAGATATAAACGGTAATCAAATTCCTGATCAATTAGAAATCGAAAAACTTAAGATACAAGTTCAGAATACTGATAAGAAAATGGATCTTGAGAATCGTAAGCTAGATGTAAAAGAAAAGGAATTGGTATTAAAAGATCAACAGGCTGATAGAAAAATGCGAGAAGATCGTAAAAATAAAGATGCCGATAGAAAATCTAAAGAAAAACAAGCGGCTAAGAAAAAGAGTGATAAATAATTCTGCGTATGGGACATCACACGAAAGAACACCAAGTCGCTAATTATTTCGGTATAAAGCTTAGGGATAAAAACAAATTCCCTAGAAGCGTCAAGTCAGTATTAAAAGATCGTTTAAGTGAGGACGAATATTCTAATCTTTTAAAATATTATACTGACGAAGCAGGATCTCCCAATGTTATGTTTTATGACCAGGCTAGTTTTATGAATAGCCCTTCAGGATGGACAGGATGTAATACATTTGCCTCAGGAAGACCAGGGTGGTATAATCCTTATGATAATACTATCTATCTCCATAGTGATGCGAAAGGCGATGACAAGGAGATTTTTAGAATGGTCTTTGAGGAATTAGGGCACGCCAGACAAAAGAGAGATATACAAAAGGTACAAGAGACAAGTCCATCAATGCAGTTTATAGATAATTATCTACTCGCAGGAGATGGGCCTTCTCATATACAGACTGCTGGTGTAATAGGAGGTAATTTAAAAAATGCTCATAAGGGATTAGGAAAGCCTACACTAACTGACTGGAATGTGATTGATTATTGGACCAATGTGTTCAGTTCTGAGCACCAGGGTCACTTGTATAATACTGATGATAATAATTACGAAGAGACTGTACATACAGGAGACATAAAACAAGATCTTATTACTGATGTTTTCGGAAGAGATGGAGTTAAAAATTATTTAAGTATAGGAGATAATAGTACAGAGCATAGACACCAAGGTGCATTTAATCAGACAGCACTTAATTATTTTGAGGGTAATTACCAGAAAAAACGAGCCAAGAGAGAACAGCTTTATGGAGCTATATTTAATAAAGCAGGGGAGTTAATACACAAAGCTACAGAATTCGGAACAGACGGTCTAAAACAGCTAGCATCAGACGGACTAAACTTTATGGTTGAGTCGCCCGATATGATACGAGGCGGAATCTACAAAGGATTTCAAAAAGCAGGGGAGTTAATAAATGAAGTTAAAGACTGGGAACAAGGAGGACATATAAATGCAACTACCCCTAGTGCAAGACATAGAGGATTAGAAGGGGCCAACCCTGGTACCTCAGCTTCTCTTATTTATTCAGATCACAGAGGACGTAAACTTGAAGGAAGACAGAGCTATCCAGTACGCGTATACGCAGACGGTGCTTATGTTGGGGTCTTAAAGCCAGGAGAAACTATGGAAAACTTTTCTGCACAACGCATAGATGAGGTACCTATGATGGAAGAAGGTACTAATGTGGTTGCTCCTCAAGAAGATCCTGTAGAATATGATTTGAAGGATGCTACAGTAACGGTAGATCGTTCTCAATACACAGCTATTCCTCAAACGCATTTTGATATGCCTGAAGGAGATTTCGATTTTAGTTATGACAAATGGACGGGGGAGTTGGATGATGAGGGTTGGCGTATATATGAAACGGTTAATACTACGGGAACACACGATCCTAATTGGTATACCTCAGATTTTGATCCTTACGAATATTATAAACGAAATGCTGACGGAGAGTATGATGACGCAACTAAGCATCTTATAAAATCTTATCAGAAGAGCCCATATATGGGGAAAAATGAGTACGATGAGTCCTATATGACACATCCTCTTGCGTGGAATGAGGATAGATTAGAACTTGAAAATCAAGCTCGTCTTAATCAGGCTGATATAAATAAAATATATAATTTAGATGGAACTCTAAAGCCTGAATATAACCAGCAGTTAGGACCACAAAGATATTTACGTCCTTTTGGACCTGATCCTAAAGATGCTCCAAACCAACGACCTCAAACGAAAGGAAGATGGGCATCTGAGCATCAAGAGGGATTCGCTTCAGGCTGGGGAAAGGATGGTTTAGGAAGTCCTTCAGAATTAACTGATAAAGAGTTAAAGGACTTATATAAAGAATATAAAAACTCAAATGGGTTTGGTAAGATGAAGAAAAAAGAATTCATCGAGCGCTATAGGTCAGGAGATAAATTTTATCCAAATATACCCTCAGTGGACCAGGAGCTTGCCAATATAAAAACTTTTTCAGATGCAGTAAATCCTATTAAACCTGAGCATAATGAATTACAAAAAGAATTTCTTATAGGAGGAATAAATTCTGACCTATATAGAGAAAAATTAATTAAATCAGGATATGAGAATGTTGATGAAATAATAGCTCAAAGAGAGGAACATTTAGCGAATAGTAATTTTGTATATGAAGATACTGCAGATCAATATACTGATGAATATGTGTATTACAAGGGAGGACCAGAGAGCTCTATGGCTAAAGACAGAGATGATCCTGCATATCCTGTTCATACCAATAGAGTATTTAGGGTTCAAGATAAACTGAATGTCTTAGGAAATATATACGAATCAGAAGGGAGAACTTTAGATCTTAAGAAAGCTCTGAATATGCGTAATGATTATACCCCTTGGGGAGATGAGAGTGCCCCTACTGAGCATGGTTTTTATTCAGGAGATGAAGATGATGCTTTATTTTGGGCTCAGCTGGGAAGAGGTTTTAACGTAGGACAGTATCTGGGTGATAAAATATTATTTGGAACAAGCGGATCAAGAGCGTATACAGGCAGCCACGGTGAGCGTGCTGGTGACGTGGTTTTATCTCCTAGGCAAGCACAGGGGCTTAATATTGATATGGGAGGAGATGGAAGTGTAGAGCAGCTTGAATCTAGTTTAGATGAAATTCTTTTTCACGAGAACGCACATATGGCGGGAGCTACAACGAATAGACCTGATGGATTAAATCAATACGATCAAGATCTGATAATTAAATATATGACAGATAGTGGGATTGATGTATCAACTCTTAGTGATCACGATGCTTCTCCCGCTGAAAGAAAGGCAGACCTAGATGGATTAAGATGGAAGATGTTTAATACTATAGGATATGATTATAGAACAACCAAGCTGACTCCTGCGATTTTACAACAATATAAAAAATACGTTGCAGAGAATCCTTCTCCTAGTTTAGTAAATGACAGAAACTTTAAATTCTTTAATGATGAGAGTTTAATAAACTTTAATAATGATGTGGCGCATCACAAGATAAACAATCAGTCAGTTAATAACATAGGCGCAGAAGATCTACACTTGGTAGGAGCTCAACAAAGTAAATATGGAGGGCCTGCTAAATACCAAGGCGGATCAAACGTTCAAATACAAGAACCTAATTTAGATATACAAGCTGATACTACAGGCACAAAAACCATAAATCCTCTAGAAAGCATTTTTTCAAAAGAAGAGTTAGACTATGTAGACTTTATACAAAATAGAAAGCCTTATCGCGATCATACTACTACAGGAGAAGATCCCGAATTATTCTATTTAGATTTATATAATACAGAACTTACTGCTGATGATCTTTTAGAATTTTATGTTTGGAAAGATACCCTAGCACAAAGAAGATCTTTATTAAATAATACAACTAAAGATGAGGAATTAAAGAGGCTTGATATGGATAAGGGAGCGTATGATATTCAAGGATTTTGGAAGTCTGGGGATTATGAAAACACAGACTCTGATGGACATGGAGCCGATACATGGAAGAAACCAAATCACGTTACCTTCAGTAATGAGTCTAAGTATGCTAAAAACTATGAGCTGCCTGAAGGAGAAGACGATGATAGATCAGAATACGAGGGAGGCCTCTGGAATTCTGACGGAGGGTATGTACCTTCTCAACATAATATGTACGGGAACGAACGTTTACACAGGGAGTTCTCTGATCCAAATCGTCCTGAACATTTGTTTATGGGGAATGATTTAATTTATAATCACCCTTTATTTCTAAAATCAGGCTTGATGCCTGCTGATAGTATACCTCAACTTAATTATCAGCAAGGTAATGAATTCCCTACAAAGTACCAAGACGGAACAAATGTTACAGCAGAAGAAGAACCTTTATTTATTCCAGAACCGAATACTCCAGAAATGGATGCGAAGTTTACAAATATGTATAGAGAGCAGGATGAACGTACCCTAAATGATGTGACTTTTGATGGGAGTACAGAAGATGGTATGTTGGATTATTTAAAATTTACAGAGAATAGTGTTGCTGCAGGGTATAAGAAAAATAAAGACGGTGAGTTTAGATGGTATCCCCATAAAGATAGTAAGGGAATATTGACTATTGGATATGGTCATAATATTAACAAAGGAGAAGATTTTTCTAAAGGATTAACTCAAACTGAGGTTGATGATTTATTGAAAGCAGATATGAAAGTACATACAGATCTTTTAGAACGAAATGTACCTGAGTGGGAAAATTTATCTACTCTACAACAAAATGCTTTATTAGATATTCAATATAATATCAGAGGAAATGTTTGGACAAAGTTTCCTTCATTTACAAAAGCTGTTGTAAATAAAGATTGGAAAAATGTAGTATTAGAAGGATCTAGAGAGGAATATAATGGTGATCCTAATCAAAGAAATACTGCGTTCTATAAGAGCCTTATAGAGCCAATGGTGGAAGAATGGAGGCCTGAGATACGTAATCCAAAGGCTACTATAATTAGTCCTGAGCTTCTTGAGCAGAGTAGATATGTAGCAGAACAAGATAATACACGAGTTGGAAATAATTCTTTTGGAGGATGGAGAGATGGATCTCGTGTAACAAAGTATCAAGACGCAAGTCAAGTAAGGAATGATGCGTTTGTGCCTGTTGATCAGGATCCTGTTGATATATCTGAAGGATTAGATAATACATATCTACAGACACAGCAGAAATATCCTAATTTTTCTGATCAAGAAATTTATAAGTATTATTTAGAGGGCATAAATCCTTCAGACGGAATGATAAATAATATGATGCCAAATGTCTATGCTATGTCAGAAAACATTATAGAGCCTGTTCCTTTTTTCTCTACTACTTTTAGTACACAGATGGATACTCCAAATCTTTATAAAAACACTGGAGAACAATGTATTGCTTACGGTAAAGTAGTGGATGGGTGTTCAGGAGGATTACAATTAGGGATGGAATTTAATACAGACTTAACTAAAAGTGGAGTAAGAGATATTAATGGTTTAAAGGGAGATGCTTGGCAGATGCATAATAATGTTGTTGAATCAGGAGGACAATCCCTATTTAATTATTCTGATTATATGGATTATGAATATTTAAGAGAAAATCCAAATATTGCAACAGGAAGTTATTTATTCGATAGATATAATAATGCTCGTAATCAGTTAGGAAATAATGCTAAGTTAGATGAAAGTACTTTACAGGTAGGAGACTTTGTAGATCTTTTTTATAATGGTTCTTCTTATCAGGGAGAGGCAGTTAGAGATGGATATGGTTCTAATATGAATTCTCATGTAGGTAAGATTACTGAGAAGAATGGAAAACTCTATGTTACTCATAATGTAAGTGGGACGTGGCATTCAGATCCTTTAGAGAACTTATTAGAAAATCAAAGAATGCATAACGGCCATCAAGTAATGGTAGTTGGAGGGTATCGCCCTAAATACGAAACAGGGTTAGTAAGTGGAGTATCTTTTAATCCTGATAATTATGATGGCATCGAGCTTAAGCATAAGGGAAGTATTCTTCAAGGCTGGAATGGTGCCGCATCGATGGACTTTCTTAATAACCTAGCTTTAACTATGCCTGATATTCAGAATGATTTTGGTTTAAGCGATGGAGATAGTTCTTTAATTGCTAAGCTGTCTTATGGTACTTTTGGTATAGAATCTACTTTTGCTGAAGGAAATAGATACGATCATAAAAGTTGGGCCAGAGAACTCTTAAGAGGATGGAAGTCTCTAGATAATCAAACGCAGGCTCAGATGAATACGGCTTCTTATCCGCTTATGATGACAGCGGGGA